CGGTCCAGCGATCGCCGTCGATGCGGGTGCGCCGCACCCAGGTCACCGCCAGATCGCCGCCTACCTGCCGCGCGCGCAGATGCACCGGCGCATAGGGCCGCAACCCGATACCCTGAAACGCCTCGACCCGGTGCTGAAACGACGGATCATCCAACGCCCGCCCCGACGGGCCTATGCGATAATGGCGCGCCAGATCGCGCTCGGACGGGGCAAGGTCGATCTGGCGCAGCGCAGGCGTGATCAGCACCACGATACTGCCCGCGCCCCAGGCCTCGGGCATCAGCGCATCGCTGCCCAACTGCCCGCGCAGGCGCATCCGCAGATCCCAGGTCTGCGGTGCAACCAGCACCGCCTCGGCAAACTGGAACAGCTCCCACCGGTCGGATGACCCGTCGCCGATCGCCATCAGGTTGGCGCCGTTCAGCACTTCGGCCTCCGCCACCGACGCAAGCGCGCCTTGCGCCATCTTCACCCGCAGCGCCGCGCCCCGGTCCCAGATCCCCGGCCTTGCCGCCTCCAGCACCGTCTCGGTCACGCCCAGAACGGCGGGCGCCGCAATCAGGGTGTTGACCGCATAACCGGCATCCGCCAGCGCCGAATAAACCGCCACAGACCCCGGCCAGGGCCGCGCCGTCACCGCCAGATGCGGCGCATGCGCCACCTCATCGCCACGCATCAGCGGCAGGTCCATGAACTGCGCAAACACCGGCACCGGCGCCACAAAGGCACGCGGCACCACCCGTTGCTCGGCCTCGTCGGACGGCTGATAGATCGCATCCTCAACCCGCACCGCATCAACCAGCCGCGCCTCGGCCTGCTCCACCCGGTCCAGCCGATAGTCCAGCCCGCCAAGACGCACCACATCGCCCGCCCCCAGCGCAGTCGACGGCGGCAAGGCAAAGCGCAGCCCGTCGCGCGCCACCCGCGCCTCGGCCAGCCAGCGTTCGGCGATGCCCTGCGCCTCGGCCCGCGTCAGCACCAGCGACACCTCTGTCCCCGACACCGTCCGGCTCACCTCATCGGGGAAAATCGCCTCGACGCTGCCCGCCTCATAGCTGCCATCGGCCTCGATGAACCCCACCCGCACCCGGCCCGACACCTCGGCCTCGGGCGCGCGCGTGGCCTCAAGGCTTGATGCTACCTGCCCCGTCACCGCCAGCCGCGCCTCATCCAGCGCCACCGCCCGACCCGCGCCGCGCATCGCAAACCGCACCACGCCGTCGCGCTCCACCGCATCGAACCCATAGGCCAGCATCAACGGCTGCAATATCGCCCGCGCGCTTTCGACCTGAGCACCGCCAAAGCCGCGCACCACGCCGAACAACCCCGACACGTCGAAATCCCGCAACCCCGCGCGCCAGCAAATTTCCGCCACCACATCGGCCAGCGGCTGCGATGCCGCCCGCCCGGTGATCCAGTGCCCGCGCGCGTAATTCCCGCCATCGGCCCACAGGTCAAGGTTCGCCGGAAACTCCGGCCAGGGCCGCGCATCCCATGCCCAGACATGGGCGCGCCCCATATCGATCATCGCCCCCCCATAGATGGGAGAGACCGGATTGCGTTCCGCGTTACCCCAGTAATCCACCACCGCGCGCAGATACTGCATCTGCATCAGATCATCGCGCCGCCCGTTCGAAAACTTCGGCAGGCCGGATTCCGAGGATTTCGGATCAAGAAACCTGTTGGGCTGATTGGCGCCCTTGTCGATGGCCGCACAGCCGAATTCGGTAAACCAGAACGGTTTCGACATCGGCTGCCAATCGGTCGTCTGCGCCTGCCGCACCCCACCCAGCCGCTCGAAATGGTCATTCTCCCACCAGCCGCGCAGATCCTTGAACCGAAACACCCAAGGCTCATTATAAGCGCCATCGGTGATCGGGGCGCGCAATTGCGCGGCCTCCTCCTCGATTGAGGGATAGAACCAGTCAAACCCTTCGCCGCCCTCGATATTGGCCTTGAGGTACTCAAGGTTGTAAATCGCGCCCCAACCCGCATCGGCATGGGCTTCGCCATCGCGCCAGTCAGCAACGGGCATGTAATTGTCGATGCCGATGAAATCGACATTCTCATCCGCCCAGAACGGATCAAGATGGAAATAACGGTTGCCGCCGCCCGCGTCATAACCGAAATATTCCGACCAGTCAGCGGCATAGCTGATCTTCGTTCCCGCCCCCAGAATGGCGCGCACCTCTGCCGCCAACTGCCGGAACTGCGCAACGGCGGGAAAGCTGTCACCCGCGCCCCGCACCTGCGTCAGGGCGCGCATCTCCGATCCCACGCAAAACGCCTCAACCCCCCCCGCCGCCTTGCACAGATGCGCATAATGCAGAATGAACCGCCGGTAAGACCATTCATCCGGCCCCGAATAGACCACATCCTCACCCTGCACCGCGAAATCGCCGGGCACCGCCGCCCCGAAAAACGCCGCCACCTCGGCCTCGGCCGCCGCAGTGCGATCCGGCGTGCCCGCCAGCCCCGGCGCCAGCGAGGTGGTGATCCGCCCCCGCCACGGCAACACCGCCTGGCCGACTTCCCCGCTCCAGGGATCAGGCAGGGTGTTACCCGCCATCTGCTCCATCAGCAGGAACGGATAGAACATCACCGCCATGCCCCGGCCCTGTATCTCGCGGATCGCCTCGATCACCGACCGGTCGGCAGGTGTTCCGCCATAAACAGGTCGCCCGTCCAGCAGCGGCACCAGCGGCGCCCCCCCGCGTCCCCGCCCCGAAACCGACCAGCCCATGCCAACCCCGTCGGCCTCGTCCTGCTCGATCTTGGGCTGCACATCGCACGCACCGCAGCGCAGATCATCGCCAAACCATGACACGATCAGCGACACCGACTTGCAGCGCGGCAATTCCTCGGCCAGCACCTCGACCGATGTCGCCAGATCCGCCTTGCCCGAAGGCGTGTTGATATTGGCCGACCGGTTTACCCCCGGCCCGGCCTCGAAATGCACCGGCGTGGTGGCCAGCGCATAGTCCCCGGTGCCTGGCATCAGCGCGACCGCCTCGATACCGCGCCCCAGATCGGGCACAGCCCCGATCCCCGGCCCCTGCGCCGCGCGCACCACCTCGAAGGAAAGCTGCGGCACCCGGTTGCCAAAAGCCCCCAGTTGCAAATCCTCGATCACCACATAGGCGGTGCCGCGGTAAGCGGGCACCATCCCCGCCCCCTCGATCGCCTCGATCAACGGATCGGGCAGTTGGTCCTCGCCGCCCGCATAGACGCGCAGGTTCAGATCATCGCGCACCACCTCGACCCCATCGGCCCAGATCCGGCCCACCCGCACGATCTCGCCCTCGCACAGCGCCAGCGCCAAAGACACCGAATAGGAAAACCGCGTCACCTTCGGCGCCGACGGCGCCCCCTTGCCACCGCCGCCCGCCGTCTGCGCCGTCTCCAGAAATTTCGACGCCCAGATCACCTGCCCGGCGACGCGCATCCGCCCGTGAACCCGCGCAATCGCCGTGCCCTCACCCGCGCCCATCAGGCGAAAGCGGTCAACCCGCCCCGCCTCGACCGCCTCCGACCCCGACCCAAGCAGGCGCTGATCGATGACACGCCCGACCGCCGCGCCCGCCGCGCGCCCGATCACCGCGCCCGACAGGCCCAGCACCGTCCCGCCAAACCCGGCCCCAAAGGACGATCCCGCCGCCGCCAGAACTATCGTCGCCATATCTCACCTCGCATAGGGGGCGAACCCCCGCTCTTCAGATCTTCATCTTGGCCGAAATACTCTCGGGGGGCTCGGGGGGCAGACAGCCCCCCGTCCACGCTAGCCGCCCTACACCGCCGGAAAGGCGAACCGCGCCACAACCCGCCGCGCCCAGGGCGCCGACAGCGGGCTTTCCACCACCCGTTGCCCGCTCATCGCATGAATGAACGTGGGTGCCGCCCCCACCTCGCCGACAATACCCAGATGCTTGGCCACCGCGCCCGCCCGCATCCGGAACAAGATCACATCCCCCGCCGCCAGCGCGCCCAAGGGCCGCGCCAGCAGATGCCGCGCCGCCGCGCGCCACAGCACCTCGTCGCGCGCGGGCTCCGACCAATCCGGCGTATAGGGCGGCACCGTCTCAGGCTCACCCCCCAGAATCTCGCGCCACACCCCGCGCACCAGACCAAGGCAATCGCACCCCGCCCCCCGCAGCGCCCCCTGATGCAGATAGGGCGTGCCGATCCAGCCCCGCGCCACCGCGACAATCCGGCTCATCGGCTCAAGCTCCCGCCATCATTGCCCGCCAGCCGCGCCGGAAAGGCCGCCAGCCAGTCCTCCCCCGGCAAATCCGGAAACCCCCTGAAATTCGGGAAATTGTCGAACTTCAACCGACAGGTCGCCGCGCGCTTGTCGCACCCCGCCTCAAGGCGCAGCAGATCGCCGGGCGCAATCTCCGCCCCCAGCCCCTGCCACAGTTCCACAACCCGGCCCGCTGCCGACAGACGGTCGTTCTTGACCACGCCGACCAGCCCCTTGGCCGCACCGCTCAGCACCTCAACCCGGCCCTTCTCGAACCAGCGATCGTCAAACCCCGCGAACGATGCCCAGCGAAACACCCGCGCGCCCTCGACCGCCTCAACCGCCCGCTCCGCGAAAAACCCCGGCTGGGTCAGATCGAACCGGCAGCGCCCATCGCCCAGCACGGCCGAACAGGTGCGCTGAAACGCAAACCCCTGCGCCGCCCCCAAAACCTCGGCCAACCCGCGCAACTCGGCGCGAAACGCCCCGGTTTCAGCCAGAAGATCGCGCCCGACCTCGCCGATCGACCCGCGAAAGATCAGCGCCCGCTCCGCCACATCGGCCCAGTTCACCTGCCAGATGCGCACCGACGCCCCGTCAAACCGCCCCGCCCGAATATCCGCCTCGCGCAGCCCCGCATCCGACAGCGCGCCAAAGCCCTCGGTGTTGTCCACCGCCAGCCCCGTCGATTGCGCCAGCGCCCGCGCGCTCATGCCGGTGTCGGCACGAAAGGTGATCCCCTCAAAACCCAGATCCCGGTCGTGATCGGTAAAGCCAAACACCACCCCGTCGCGCCGCGCCACCGCCCAGGCCCGCGCCAGCGTGGTCACCCCGCCCTCCAGATGCGCCCGAATGCTCATATCCGCACCTCGACCACCGGCACGGCGGGCACCTCTCCCGCCCGGAACGAGGCGACAGAGGTCACGATCCGGTCGCTGTCAAAGCGCACCGGCACGTCAAATTCAAACCCCGCCGTCACCGCCATGCCCAGGGGCGGCGCATCGGCAAACAGCACCTGCCCCGTCGCCACATCGACGGTAAAATGAATCCCCTCGACCTTGGGCACCCCCTGCACCGCCACCCGCACCGATCCCGCCACCGGCTTTGCCACCGGCCGCAAATAGCTCTGCTCCCCAGAGGCATAGGCCTTCACCAACCCGAACGCCCGCGTCACCCCGTCGCCCAAACCGATGCGCTGATCCTCCGCGCCGGGTTCGGCCGAGGGCCGGCAGGATTTGAAATCGGCCCAGTCCTTCCAGCGAAACCCGTAAAGCTGCCCACCCCGCGCCTCGAAAAACGCGATCAGCACCGCAACGTCATCCAATGACCGCAACCCAACCCCCGCATCATAGCGCCTGCGCGCATCCGCCCAGGGGCTGTTGCGCTCCTCGAACCCGTTGGCCAGCGTCACGATCTCGACGCGCCGCTCCGGCCCGCCGACCGAGCCAAAGCTCAGCGACGCCGGAAACCGTACCTCATGAAAGCCCATCGCATCCTCGCCCAGTTCCGGGGCGGCCAGAAACCACCCCCTCACATCCTCTCGATACAAATACTCGAATCCCGCAGCTCGGCACCCAGCGCCCCCTCAGCGGTTGCGCTGTCCCTGCCCCAGCGCCCGCGACAACTGCGCGGCGATCTGCCCGCGCGATCGCTCGAACCCGGCCACATCGGGGGTGGTGATATTCATCACCACATTGACCGCCCCACCGCCGCCCGCCTGCACACCCAGCCGCCCGTCAGCGCCGCGCGCCAGCGGCAGGATCGCCTCGGGCCCCGCCTCGCCCATCAGCCCGCGCCCGCCGCGCATCGGAAAGGCCACCGGCCCCGAAACCACGCCGCCTTGCGCAAAGGGCATCACCCGACCCTGCGAAAACGCGCCCCCGCCCGCAAAGGGCAACAGCCCCGAAAGCAGGCTGTTCACCCCCCCGGCAACCGCACCGCCCACCGCATCCTGCACCGGGCGAAACGCCACCCGAAACGCCGAGTCCGCCATCCGCCGCGCCACATCCCCCAACGCGTCCGACAGCTTCACCCCGTCAAACACCAGCCCCTCGAACGCCCGGCGCAGCCCGAACCCGATCCCGCGCGACAGCGTGTCCACCTCGCGCCCGGTAAACAGCAGCCCCGCCCGCATCCGCGCAAGCTCGCCCTCAAAGGCCGCCGTCAAACCCGCCGCCCCGCGCAGCGTCTCGCCCAGCGCCGCCACCTGATCGTTCAGATCCTCGACCTCGTCCATCACAGCCCCCTTGCTTGTCATCGGGATAGTCGCGCGCCAGCGCCTCAAGCCCCGCGCGCGTCATCGGCGCCGATCCGGCCTCCAGCCCCAGCATCACCAGCAATTCCACCGGCGTCAGCGCCCAGAACGTATCGGGCGCCAGGCCAAGGCCGCGCATTCCGGCCCGCATCAGCCCCGGCCAGTCAAAGCCGCCCATCGCCCGCCCCCGAACCGGCCCCCGAACCGGCCCCCGAACCAGCCCCCGAACCGGGCAGCGCAAAGGCCCGCGCCAGCAATTCGGCGGCCACCCGCGCCGCCTCCACCGGCCCGCCGCCGATCTCGGCGCGGCGCAGATCGGCGGCTGTTCCGTCCCAGCCACCGCCCCGCAACCCCGCCACGATCAGCGCCAGCACATCGCGCACCGAAAACACATTGCCCTCGAACCGCTCCACCAACGCCACCAGCGTGCCGCTCTCCAGCGCCGCCTCCAGCTCTGCCAGCGCCCCCAGCGTCAGCCGGCACACATGCCGCCGCCCATCCAGCCACAGCGCCACCTCGCCCCGCATCGGATTGACCATCACAGCGCCGTGAACGTCAGCGCCCCGGCCGAGGCCAGCGTCATCTCATAGGTCGCCTCGCCGTTATGGCTGCCCGCGTAATCGATCCCGGTAATCTGGAACGGCCCCTCGACCACCCCGAACCCCGGAATGATCACCTGAAAAGCCGGCATCTCGCCGCCAAAGAAAATCGCCCGCGCCCGCTCGTCTGTATCGGCATCGCGAAACACCCCCGACCCGGAAATAGAGGCCGATTTCACCCCCGCCCCCGCCAGCAACTCGCGCCAGCCGCCGACACTTTCCAGACTTGTCACATCCACCGTCTCGGCGTTGAAACTGATCCGCGTGGCGCGTAGCCCCGCCACCGTCTGAAACTGCCCGCCCCCGGTCAGATCCAGCTTGATCAACAGATCCTTGCCATTCTGCACTGCCATCCGTCACACTCCGCTATGAACGGCCCGGCCCGTCAGGCCCGGCCCCTTGCCCTTCATCTTGGCAAAAATACTCAAATCCAGCGCCCCAACCGGCCCATCGCCCGGCAAAAGCGCCCCCTAAACCTCGACCCGCGCGCGAAAGGTCAGATCGATGCGCCGCACCGCGCCCCCCGCCTGACGCCGCGCCACCGCGCGCATAAACCACAGCCCCACCAGCCGCCCGCGCGCAAGGATCAGCTCCGCGCCCACCAGCGCATCGGAAACCGCCGCCGCCGCCGCCTTGGCCCCCTGAAACCCCGCCGCATCCGACACAACCGACACCACGAACCGATGCTCGGCGCCGCCGCCGGTCTTGTCGGCGGCCTCGCGCACGTCCTCGGGGCCAAGCGCCACGTAAAGCGCAGGCACCACCCCCGCGGGCACCGCATCAAAAACAGCGCCCGCCACCAGCGCCTCCAGCGCCGTATCGGCCATCAGCCGCTGATAGATCGCGGCCTGCAAGGCCGCCGCCGCCGCATAGCTCATCCGCTCACCTCCTCGCGCGCCGTGCAGATCAGATAACGACCGCCGGGGTCACGCTCGGCCACGGTCAGAATGCGAAACACCCGCGCGCCATCGCGAAACCGCTCATCCGCGCGCGGCCGCGCGCCTGATCCTACCGGGGCCGCGCGCACCGTGATGCGGTAAGGCGTCAGCGCCAGCGACACTTCGCCCCCGCCCTGTTCGCGGCCCGACCCGGTCCGAACCTCGGCCCAAACCATGCCGCGCGCCACCCAAGCTTCGGTAAAGCCGCCCGCGCCATCGGCAACCCGCCCCGGCGCTTCCAGCACCAGCGGCCGCGTCAGGGCCGGGGTCATGCCCCGCCCCCCAAGGTGCGCACGTTGCGCCAGCGCCCGATCAGCCCCAGCACCCCAAAGGGCATCGCCCCCGGCGTGCCCAGACCCTGATCGTGGCGATGCTCGTAATAACTGGCCGCCAGCAGCAACACCGCCTGCGCCAGATCGGGCGGCACATCCCCCCAAAGCGGGCCAAACCCGGCCTCAAGGATCACCCCCGCCGTGCCGCCTGTCGGGATCACCGGCAGCGCACCGCCCACCGCCACCAGCCGCGGGCGATGCAGATCGCGCTCCAGCCGATAGCGCGCGGCATCCACCACCTGCTCGGCGCCGCTCTGATCCGCGATCACCACCGATTGCACCGCCAGCACCGGCGCCAGCGGCAGCGCCTGCGCCGCCCTGTCGCGCCATTCCGACACCTCCCATGAAAACACCCGCGCGATCAACGCCTTGCCGGTGCGCCCCTCGATGGCAGCGAGCGCCGCGCGCAAATATCCCTCCAGCAACCCATCCTGAAGACTGTCCTCGCCGAACCCGGTGCCAAGGCGCAGGTGCTCGCGGAACGCCTGCACCGGCAGGGCCGACACCGGCACAGCCGTCTGCTCGATCAAAATCATCCTGTCTCTCCGATTGCTTGCCACGTTGATGGGCGCGCACCCCCCGCACCGCTCGGACGGAGGGAACAGCTAGACGGCACGGAAACCCCCGGTACGCGCCCACCCCGCCCCCGGCCAAAACCGGGGGCAGTACCCGCACCCAGCCTTAGCTGACCGCGAATTTCAGCAGTTTGATCGCGGCGAAATCCGACACATCGCCGCCCACGCGCCGCGTGGCATAGAACAGCACATGCGGCTTGGCGGAAAACGGATCGCGCAACACCCGCAGATCGGGACGATCGGCAATGGTATAGCCCGCGCGGAAATCCCCGAACGCGATGGCAAAACTGCTCGCCGCGATATCTGGCATGTCCTCGGCGATCATCACCGGATAGCCCATCAACCGCGCAGGCTGCGCCGCCGCCAGACCATCGGACCACAGGAACCGCCCGTCGGCATCCTTCATCTTGCGCACCGCACCCGCGGTCTTGGAATTCATCACGAAAGCGGCATTGGCGCGATAGGTCGCCCCCAGCGCATAGACCAGATCGACAATCGCGTCCGACGCATTGACCGTCGCGAAATCCCCGGCATTACCAGTGGCCACATAGCCCAGGCTGCCCCAGGCCCATGCCCCCTGCGTCACCTTGGCGTGATCCAGAAACCCGCGCGGCTTGTCCACGCCGTTGCCCGCGATGAACGCCGCCGCCTCGGCCCGCGAGAACTTGTCGGCAATGCGCCCCGCCAGCCAGCCCTCGATGTCAAAGGCGCTGTCATCCAGCAACCGCTGCGACGCCTTGGGCATCGCCGACAGCTCGTGCAGAGGAATGGAAATCCGCTCGATCGCGGGCGTGTCGCTTTCGGCCACCGGCCCCGCCTCGCTGGCCCAGCCGGTGCCCACATCGGTGTGATCCACCAGCACATCGAAGGATGTCGCCTCGACATGCACCACATTGGCGATGGACCGGATCGACGCGGTGGAATTCAGCACCGACCGGATCGTGTCGGCCGTCTGCGGATCAACCAGATACCCGCCCTCGGCCGCCACGGCGGTGTTCAGCGCCTTGCCTTCCAGCACCAGGCCGCGCAAACCATCGTCATCGCCCGTGCGCAGATAGGCGCCAAACGCCTTGAGATGCGGCGCGCCATCATCGCGGGCCGCCGAAAGGGCGGGACGCCCGGAAATCATGCTCTTGCGGTCCAAACTGTTCATCCGTTCTTCCTGTTGCTGCAAACGTTTCGCCATATCGTGCTGAAAACCCCTGAATTCGTTCAG